AAAAATCAAAAATAATCAAATTAATCATCTTGAAAAGATAACACTTAATCAACCCAACTCACACAACCACTGGTGGTTTGCTGGTGGATTTATAGGCGGCGTTGCCTTGTCATTGGGTATTTTTTATGTAGCGGTGCAGACGGCAAAATGAAAAAAGAAAAAGACTGGGATTACATTGCAAGATTGGAAAAGGCTATAGCCAAAAAATATGGTGATTTAACAATACAAAACCCTGCTAGTTTTTGGGATGAGAAAAAGGAATCAGAGTATTTAGAGCAGCTTAAAGAGCAGTGTAAAAAAGAAGATAAAATTGCAATAAAGAAAGAGCACAAAGAAGTCGATGGTGTTTTAGTTTCCACAAAACTAATTAATAAGAGTGGCTTTGATGTTTGTCCGGTTTGTTCTAAATACGGGCTAAACCTTAAAGACGAAATATACATGTATAAGTACAAATGTTGCTTTGCGTGTTATGTAAAAAACATTGAGGGAAGAGAAGAAAAATGGCTACAACGTATGAAATTATCCAAGGAATCCAACAAGCAGTAGCAAATGCTTATGATGGGTCACACGCGGACGAAGAAAAAATTAAAATAGGCCTCAAGAGAGAGAAGGGCAACCCCACTCTTCATTCTCGTCAGGGCGAAATGGACGGTTTCGGCGTTAAAATCACTAAAAATGTGATGATGATCACTTACAACACCGAAGTTCTTATTAGGGACATTCACAATATGGGTGGTGTTGAAAAATATCAAGATGAAATGAGCCAAATGATGGGTAATATTGTTAATTACCTTAAAAAAGAGTACAAGAAGCTCACTGGCAACACTCTTAAGCTCACGAAAGTTGGAGAACCGGACACTTTGATCCAGCCCCTTTCAAAAATGCGCAACATAGTCCAATCTTATTGTTTTTATCGCATCGGCGGCCTTCCGGCAGAGCACGAGCAGGGTCAGGTCAAGACGACTCCAGAATATATGAAGAGCCTTTACACATCTTTGAAAGAAGAAAAGGTTAAAAAGACTTTAAAGTTTAAACCTTTCTGGAGATAAGCTATAATTACTATATGGCTTTTCAATTAACAAAACAGGAAAGAGTGCAGGAGATAATTAAGTGCGGCAAAAGCCCGTCTTATTTTATTAACACTTTTGCTAGAATTTCACACCCACTAAAAGGCACAATACCTTTTAAATTATATGATTTTCAAGAAGAGGCAATAAAAGATTTTAACAGTTATCGCTTCAATGTAATCCTTAAGGCAAGACAGCTTGGGCTTTCTACAACAACCGCTGCGTACATCGCTTGGTTAATGCTCTTTCATCGTGACAAAAACATACTTGTTGTTGCAACTAAGCTAGCGACCGCCACGAACCTTGTCAAGAAGGTAAAATTTATTATCAAGAATTTGCCTTCATGGCTCTTGATTTCTAAAATAGAAATTGACAATCGAGGATCCTTTGAATTGTCAAATGGCTCGCAAATAAAAGCGTCATCAACATCAGGAGATGCGGGCCGTTCAGAAGCACTCACTCTGTTGGTCGTGGATGAGGCTGCTATTATTGAGGGAATGGAAGAATTGTGGGCTGGTTTGTACCCTACACTTTCAACTGGTGGCCGCTGTATTGCACTAAGCACTCCGTATGGTGTTGGGAATTGGTTTCACAAGACATACACAGAGGCGGAAGAGAGTAAAAATGACTTTAATGCAATTAAACTGCCTTGGAGCGTGCACCCTGAAAGAGATGAGGCGTGGTTTGAAAAAGAAACAAGAAATATGTCAACTCGTGAAATTGCCCAAGAGCTTGAGTGCAACTTCAACTTTTCAGGCGAGACACTAATTCACGGTGATGATTTAGAAAGATTGCAAAAAAAGTGTTGTGAACCTGAATATAAGACTGGCTATGACCGAAATTTTTGGATTTGGAAGAGTTATGAACCCGGAAAAAAATATTTTTTAATTGCTGACGTTGCCCGTGGAGATGGAAAGGACTTTTCGGCATTTCATGTTTTTGATTCTGAGACGATGGAGCAGGTTGCGGAGTATCAAGGGAAGGCGAATATCGACATGTATTCACAAACAATCTATGATGCGAGTAAAGAATACGGCTTTTGTCTTACGGTGGTGGAAAATAACTCTATTGGCCTTGCCGCGTTAAATAAGTTGGCTGATATGCAACACCCCAACCTGTTTTATTCAGTTAAATCAACTAATATGCATGTAGACCAATATGAAGCCCAAAATTTTACAAATTCTATTGCCGGTGTAACAGTCTCTGCGCGAAACCGCCCTCTAATAATTGCAAAATTAGAAGAATTCATTAGAAATAAACTAATTACAATAAATTCGAAACGATTAGCCAATGAGTTTAAAACTTTCATTTGGAACAACGGCAGGGCGGAGGCAATGAGGGGCTATAATGATGATTTGGTTATGTCGTGTGCGATTGCATGTTGGGTGAGAGATACGGCATTGGTTGTAAATCAACGAGAAATGGAATATAGACAGGCAATGGTTGGTGCTCTGTCTTCTAACAAGAGGGCCTTTCATACAAAAATCTCAGGACAAGAAGGTTATAGAAAACAACAGGGCCTAGCAAAAGCACAAAAAAATTATAGAGATTTTGGTTGGGTCTTTAAAGGATAAAAATGGCTAAAAGAAGTAGAAACATTAGAGGTGGAAGCAGAAACCCTCGTAATCAAATATCACCGCTTTTTAAAGCACTGACAAGGCTTTTTTCGGGGCCAATTGTAAATTATAAGGCGAAAAGCGTGGCTCTCGACCGCCGGCGCAACATGGACAAATATTCAAAGCAATTTCGCTCCTTAGCTGGCCTAGATTTTAAAAAATCAGAGTACAATCCATACAATTATATGAATAGCCAGATTATGGTTAATCACAATCGAGGCGAGCGTTATTTAGACTTCGATCAGATGGAATATACTCCAGAGCTTGCGTCTGCACTGGATATATATGCAGACGAAATGACGACACACAATCTTATTAATCCGCTTTTAGA